TCAGGATCATTAACTGCTGCTGCTAAATCTTCTTTTATCGGTTCTATGCGATTTGCATATCTTTCTTCACCATTAAATCCAAATGAATCTGTCATTATCTTATACCTAGTTCTTTTTCGGTTATAATCTTAAATTCAATTTTTCGGTCTTTACACCATTCATCTGCTGCTTTCCATTTTGCTTGATTTACAGCATATGTCTGACATTCGTAGAGATATGATTTAGTCACTCTTTTTCTTTGTTTTGGTGCTTTGGTCTGTTTAAGAGGTTTTACTTCAATTACGTAGGTTTTCAATTTTCCTGTATTCTCTTTAACTTTGATTATAAAATCTGGAAAGTACCTACGAACCCTACCATCAGGTGCATAGTATGGAATCCAAAATTCCTCACTTCCCCATTCTGTAATATTCTCATTCAGATCACACCATTTGCAAAATCGTCTTTCCCATGAACTACGACAAATAATATTAGTTACGTCACCCTTGTATTTCTTGGGTTTCGTAGGTTTGAATAGACTTTTAATACTTTCTCCCATTATCTCATATACATAATATATAAGGTCAAAAATTATTTATAAAATGCCAAGTAGAGTTACCGTAGCTGACATAAAATCAAAGTTTTTAAGACCCTCTCTTACGTCTTATTTTGAAGTTGAAATTCCTACGCCTCCAGGAGGTTCTGCTTGGACTACAAAATGGAATACCAATAGAGCTGATACAATTAATTTATTATGTTCAGAAGCAGTTTTACCAGGATCTAATTTAGCTACATTTGAAACTAATAATGATCGTACTGGTGTTACAGAAAGATTTGCTCATAGAAGAATTTTTGATGAAAGAATTGATTTGACATTTAATGTTGATGGGGGAATGTATAGTCCCATTAAATTTTTTGAAGAATGGATAGATTATATTACTGGGGCATCAACAAGTGGTCAAAATCAATTGATTAAGAGTAATTATCATTATAGAATGCAATATCCTGAAAAATATATGTCATCAGGATTGACAGTTAGGAAGTTTGAAAGGGATACAAGGCATTATACTATAGATCCTGCTCCTAATCCATCTGATCCTTCAAGAGCAAAAAATCCATTAAAACCGCAACCTGAAGGTAGAAATAATTTAACTTATAAATTTGTAAATGCATATCCAATATCTATATCCTCAATGCCAGTTGCATATGATTCATCTTCTGTGTTAAAATGTACGGTTTCCTTTACTTATATTCGATATTACATAGAAAATTTAAGTGAACAAAGTTATAACTCTTAAATAAACCTTATATATAAATATATGACTTGTTATTAGGACATTATGCCTTTACCAAAAATTGCAACTCCGACTTATGAGTTAGAGTTACCCTCGACAGGAGCATCTATTCAATATAGACCATTTCTTGTAAAAGAAGAAAAGGTTCTTGTAATTGCTCTGGAAAGTGAAGATAATAAACAGATTACAAATGCAATTAAAGCAGTGCTTAAGAATTGTATTATTACTAAAGGAATCAAAGTAGAAAAACTCCCTACTTTTGATATTGAATATCTATTTTTGAATATTCGTGGTAAATCTGTTGGAGAAGAACTTGAAGTTAATATTATATGTCCCGATGATGAAACAACTCAAGTTCCAGTTACGATTAATTTAGATGAAATTAAAGTTGAAAAGAGTGAAGATCATTCAAATAAAATAAAGATTGATTCTAGTATAATGATGGAGTTAAAATATCCATCTCTTGATGAATTTATTAAGAATAACTTTGATTTTAATGAGAAAAATGCAATGGAACAATCTTTTGATTTAATTGCATCTTGTATTGATAAAGTTTATACTGAAGATGAAGTATGGGCTTCTGCTGATTGTACTAAGAAAGAAATGAAAGATTTCTTAGAACAAATGAATTCTTCTCAATTCAAAGAGATTGAAAAGTTTTTTGAAACGATGCCTAAATTATCTCATACTGTTAAAGTTACTAATCCTAAAACAAAGGTTGAAAGTGATGTAGTATTGGAGGGACTGGCAAGTTTTTTCGCATAGCCCTACTGCATATGAGTCTGGAGAGTTATTTCAGACTTAATTTTGCCTTGATGCAGTACCATAAATATAGCTTGACAGAGATAGAAAATATGATGCCTTGGGAAAGAGACATCTATGTATCTTTACTTCAACAACATCTTGAAGAAGAAAAATTAAAGCAACAACAACAAGGTAATGGCAGTAATTAGCCCACCAATTTTAAAACTATTATCAGATCTTGATATTGATTTGATGGACGTAGATAGTGATATGGATTATTTACGTGCATTGATGGAGGCTACTAATTCACTTACAATTTCTAATCCAAGTGATAGAAGAATACCTATCCTACAAAAAGAAGTTAAAAGAGTAAGAGATAATAGAAGGGCAAAATCACAAATAGTAAAAAAGAAAGTATCTACAAGCAAACTTCTTAATAGAAAAGATGTTGGTGAAAAGGGTAAAGAAAGTAATACTGGTAAATTATCCCGTATTTTGAGAGATACTCGTGGTAGAGTATTGTCCAATGAGAAGAAAATTGATAATTTAGAACCAGTAGAAAATCAAGGAGAAGGTGCTGATAAAGAATCTTTTAATCCAATTATTGATGGTCTCAATTCTATAATCGAAACCTTAAGAGGTGATAGGAAGTTTAATAAGAAAAAAACAGAGAAACAAAGAAAAGAAAAGGAAAATAAAAAAAGGGCATCAAAAGAAAAACTTTTAGAAGGTGCTAAGGGTGTATGGAAAGGAATTACAAAAATAGCAGGTACAATTCTTAGTCCATTTCAAAAATTGTGGAGTGATATATTAGGATTTTTGAGTGCAATATTTGTTGGAAGAGTATTATATAAACTTGTAGACTGGGTTGGAAATCCAGAAAATCAGGGTAAAATTAAAAGTATTTTTAGATTCTTAAAGGACTGGTGGCCAGTCTTATTGGGTGCATATCTTGTATTTGGAACAGGGTTGGTTGGTTTTGCAACTGGATTTATATCAACTGTAGTTGGATTTGCTGCCACTCTTGCAGGAACTGTTATTCCTGCTCTTAAAGCAGCTGCATTTGCAATGGGTCCGTGGGGAATAGCTGCTCTTGCATTACTTGGAACAGCAGCAATTATAAGCACTAAGAAAAATAAAACTGATCAAAAGGTTGATCAGTCTGTAAAAGAAGTTGGAGCAGAAGAAACTTCTAATATAATAAAAGATCAACAAGAGAATAGAAGTCCACTACAAAAAGCTGGTGATTTTTTAACAGGAGCGGATCAGGAAAGAAAGGAACAGATTCAGAAATTGGATACAGGAACAGAAAAAAGATATGGGTTCTTTGGTGAAATAAAACCAAAGGAAATGAATAAAGGAGGAACAGTTCCTGGAAGTGGTAATACTGATACTGTTCCTGCAATGCTTACTCCTGGTGAGTTTGTTATGTCTAAAGGAGCAGTTCAACAGTATGGTGTTGGTACTTTAGAAAGTATGAATGCTGCTGCAGGTGGAACTAATAAACCAACAATAATGGGTGGATATTCTGGTGGTGGAGAGGTTACTCCTTATTCTTATCTTAATGAACAGGGTCTTAAAGTTACAGATATAGAAGATGGATTCGAGAGAATGATTCGTGTTTATAATCCAGAAATTATGGATAAAAATGGAAGATATCAAGGAATTACAGTGATGGGAACCTATAAAGGAAAAGATGAGGTTTCTACAGAACAATTTGTTAATGCTTCTCCCAATTTCACAATTGAAAAACTTAAGATTATAGCAAAAGATAATAGAGGAGGTGGATTAAAACGTGCTGTTGGTGGAGTTGCTGATTTTGCCACAGGTGGTATATTTGATTTTGATAAAAAGAATCGTGAGGGAGCTCCAAAGGATTTTGGGATAAGGAGAGCTGTTGGTGGATTAGCTGATTATGCCACACTGGGTATAACTGATTTTGATAAGAGAGGTAAAGGTAATTTACAATTTAATCCTATGTTTGGTGGTAAGGATAAGGCA